AATGGTACAGAAACATGGCTTGACCATATAAAAGAAGTCAAAGCTAAGTATCCAAAGGGAGATAAATAATGAGTGTAGCAATTAACGGAACTAATGGAATTACATATAATGATGGCTCATTACAAGCATCAGCTCCTGTAGGAAGGAATCTTATCATCAATGGTAATATGGCTATTGACCAGAGGAATGGTGGTGCTAGTGTTACACCTACTTCTGGAGATATTTACACAATTGATAGATGGGAAGTATCTTCCAATGTAAGTGGAAAAATTAGCATTCAACAAGTAACAACATCTCCAGTAGGGTTTGCGAGTAGTGCAAAAATTACATCAACTTCTGCTTATACTATTGGTGCTAGTGAACTTGTTGTATATAAACAAAAAATAGAAGGCTACAATATTTCTGATTTAGCATGGGGAACAGCCAATGCTAAAACAATTACTATTTCTTTTTGGGTGCGTAGTTCCTTAACTGGAACATTTGGAGGAGCATTAAATAATAATGGTTCTACTCGTAACTATGCTTTTACTTACACAATCTCTGTTGCTGATACATGGGAACAAAAAACCATAACTATTCCTGGTGATACTACTGGAACATGGCTTACTACTAATGGCATTGGCTTGTCAATTTTGATTGGTCTTGGTGTAGGAACTGCATTCAGTGGGACGGCTGGGTCATGGTCTGCCTCTTTTTATGCTTCAGCAACAGGAGCAACCTCCGTAGTAGGAACATCAGGTGCTACCTTCTACATCACAGGCGTACAGCTAGAAGTAAATACAACTGCGACACCATTTGAACACCTACAATACGGACAACAGTTAGCTTTGTGTCAGAGGTATTATCAAAGATTTGTATCAGATGCGTCATACACTGCTTTTGCAACAGGGTTATGCACAACTACAACCCAAATGATTTGTGCATTAAAATATACAACAACTATGAGAGCATCACCAACTTTAACTCAAAGCAATACTGGAATAAACATCCAATCTCAAATTGCAACCGCCTCAATAGGTACAAGTTATCTAGGAAAAGATAGTGCTTTTATACCAGTGAATGTTTCGTCTGGATTGACGGCTGGAAATGCAGGACTTTGGAACGCCAACAATAATGCAGCTGCTTATGTTGAATTAAATTCGGAGCTATAAATGATTAAATACAAAAAACTTTTAAATTTTGATGGAACTGAAGCTGATTGCATTAAATTAGTTAAAGATAATCAAGAATATATTATCCCATTTTCACCTGACAACACAGACTACCAAGAATACCTAGAATGGGTAGCAGAAGGTAACACACCAGAAGAAGCAAAATAAGGAGAAAGTATGTTAAGCATTTTATCGGGAATATTAGGCTTTGCTACATCAGGACTTCCTAGTGTATTAAAGTTTTTTGAACAAAAGGGCGATCAGAATCATGAACGTGAGATGGCTAAAATTGAAATGCAAAGAAGTTTGGCAATGGCAGAAAAAGGTTTTGCTTCACAGGAAAAAATTGAAGAACTTAAAACCGAACAAGTTAGCATGGATACATACACCCAAGAAAGAGTGGCGTTATATAAAAACGACGAAGCGTCTGCAGAAGGGGCATCTACTTGGGTTATTAATCTTCGTGCTAGTGTTCGCCCCATTATCACCTATATTTTTGTTATTATTCTTTTGGTGGTCGATTTTGTAGGATTATACTGGGCTATTTCATCAGGACATAATTATGCAGAAGCTATGCACATTATATTTAGTAACGAAGAAATGGCTATTCTAGCGTCTATTATTGGCTTTTGGTTTGGGTCTAGACATTGGGAAAAATAAGTGAATACATCAGAAAAGGGTATAACCCTCATAAAGTATTTTGAAGGAGTACATGCCACACCTTATAGATGCCCTGCGGGCTATTGGACTGTCGGTGTTGGTCATCTTATTAGTTATGATGATGAACTACTTTCTTCATGGGATCGCACTCTTTCAAATGACGAAATAAATAACTTACTAAAAAATGACTTAAAGAAATTTGAAAATGGAGTTATTCGTCTACTACATCCTAAACAACCAAATCAATCTGAGTTTGATGCTCTTGTTAGCTTTAGCTTTAATCTTGGCTTGGGATGCTTTCAAAGGAGTACAGTTCGTTCGGCTTTTGTGCGTGGTGATAAAAAGAGAGCTGGTGAAGTTCTTTTAAAGTATTGTTATGCTGGAGGACGTAAGCTCAAAGGATTAATTAGAAGACGATTAGCAGAACACGCACTATTCATGGAAAAGGAATTACATGCCACTTAGTAAATTAAAATTTAGACCTGGCATAAACCGAGATAAAACTGATCTTGCTCAAATGGGCGGTTGGTATGATGGTAACTTAATACGATTTAGAGAAGGTTTTGCTGAAAAAATAGGTGGTTGGCAAGCTGAAACCTTTGATCAATATGTAGGAGAAGCGGTCAAACTATTTGTTTATGCTATAGATACAGGTGCAGGGATAGCAGGCTTAGCTACTACTAAAAAAATCTACATTCGTGCCGGTACAACTCTTTATGATATAACTCCTATACGAGCTACATTTACTACTTCAACTACTCCCTCCACAGACAACTGTTTTACTACTAACACCACTGCAGGCACTGAAGGTCAAGTCTTAGTAACACTTACTGGACACGGTGCTACTACAGGTGATTATGTTACTTTTAGTGGTGCAGTCGCAGTCGGTGGTATTACAGCCCCACAACTTAATATAGAGTTTGAAGTAACGGTAATAGATGCAAATACATTTACTATTGAGACCGCTGGAACAGCGACTTCAGTAGCTACAGGGGGTGGCACAAGTATTACTGCGGCTTTCCAGATTAATATTGGTGCAGACTCTTCTATTGTAGGATATGGTTGGGGTGCAGGTACATGGAGTCGAGGAACATGGGGTGGTGCTTCAGTTCTTCCAGCTATTACTAATGTGCGTCTTGTCTTTATGGACAACTTTAACAACGACCTTATATTTAATTTAAACAATGAAGGAGCTATTTATTACTGGACTTACAGTGCAAGTTTTGGTAATAGAGCTGTATTATTAAGTTCTTTAGCTGGTTCAATTGCAGTACCCGCTGAAAATGAAAAAATACTTTTTGCACCTAGTGGACACTTACTATGTCTAGGTGCTAGTGCATATAGCGAAACAGCTACTGCAGGTGCTACTATTTCAAGTATTACAAGTTCTACAACGACAGCTACTGTAACTACTGGAAGTGCTCATGGATTAGCTACTAATGATTGGGTAAGTCTATCTGGACAAACAACAACTGCTTATTCAGGTACCTATCAAATTACAGTAACTAGCACGACTACTTTTACATATACATTACCAGCAGCTACTACATCTCCTGCCTCTGTTGTAGGAAGTTATGAATACATTAATTATTCAGCTGGCGCATTTGATCCAATGTTAATTAGATGGGCTGACGTTAATGCAGATATAGGACCTAAACCAGAAGTATGGAAACCTGAACTTGCTAATACTGCTGGTTTCTTATTTGTTAAAGAAGGTTCTAAAATTGTTACCGGTGCTAACGTAAGACAAGAAACTCTTATATGGACTGATACTTCACTAAGCACACTACAATTTTTAGGTACGGCTGAAGTGTTTGGACTACAACTTTTATCTAATGACACTAACATTATGGGCCCTAATGCTTGGGCAAGTGTTAACAACAATATGTATTGGATGGGAACGGATAACTTCTTTGTATATGATGGTCGAGTTAATGTTCTTAAGTGTCCTTTATTAAGATATATATTTGAAGATATTAATAGAGAACAAAGTCAACTTGTTTATGGTGGTACTAATAAAGAATTTAATGAGGTCGTATGGTTCTATTGTTCTGGTGGAGCAACACCTTCGGCTGTAATTGATCGTTATGTAATCTACAACTACCGTGATGATATTTGGTATTATGGACAACTTAACAGAACAACTTGGGTAGATGCTGGAGTTAATCAATATGCACTAGCTACTTCAGGGGGGTATATATACTCACATGAGAATGGCCCTAACGACGGACAACCTTTAGGTGCAGCGCCTCTTGCAATTAATGCATATATTGAGTCTGCCTTTATGGATATAGCTGATGGTGAGTTTTATATGTTAACAAAGCGTGTCATTCCTGATGTAGACTTTACTACATCACAAACTGTTAACCCTGTAACAGGAGCAACATTAACGCCAGCAGTAGATATGGCAGTTGCAGTTAGTAAGTTTCCAGGAGCAGCAACACAAACTACGGATGTAGCGGGAGCAACATTAACTAGAGGTGTTACAACAACAGCAGCGACAATAGACCAATATACAAATCAAGTATTTATAAGAGCACGAGGACGACAAATGAACTTTAAAATATCATCAGATACTCTAGGCACGCAATGGCAACTCGGTGATACAAGAGTCGATGCTAAACCAGATGGACTAAGGGGATAATATGTCACACGTCGTACAACCTAAATCACCTAATTTAGTCCTACCTCCTATAGAGTATAGTGAAAACCAACAGAACCAACTACAGAATCAGCTAAGGTTATACTTTGCACAACTAGATAAAGCACACTTAGATGAGATTAAAAACTTACACACTAACAATGTAATGCATTGGATGGGAATATAATGTCAGGTGAATTTTTAGAACTAACAGGTAAAAAATTAGGGCAAGCAGCTGTTACTGCAACTGCAGCTATTGTGTATGAAACACCTGCTAACACACGTACTTATATTAAAGACATTATGGTGACTAATCACAGCGGTGCTTCTGGAAGTGCAGGAACTATTTCTATTCACATAGTAGCAGCGGGTGGAATTGCTGCGTCTGGCAATGAGCTTATAGGCACTTATTCAGTAGCAAAACAAGAGTATTTGCATTGGTCAGGATTACAGATAACAGACCCCGGAGATAC